GTCGACAAATGGTGACCTGGTTCACGACGACTATGTCCTCGCCGATGCCCTTGTCGCCGTCATCGACAAGATGGACTGGAACCTATCCACCACCGTGCAGGCTCACGAAGGCTTTGAACCATTGGAGGCATCAATATGACCGAACCCGTATCCACCCAACTCACCGTCGCCGAGACCGACAACACCATCACCATTGGCGCGGCCTCATGGGACAGCAACTTCCGCGACCGACTGGACTACGATCGTCAGAAGATCCTAGTCCAGGCCATCACCGCATGGCGCACCAACCCCATGGCGCGCCGGATCATCGAACTGACCAGCGAGTTTGTGATCGGCGACGGTCTGTCATTCCATGCCCCGACCAACTGCGAACGCACCCTGCGCGAGTTCTGGAAGCACCCGCTCAACAACCTCGACGAGCAACTGCCGGAATGGGCGGACGAGGCCTGGCGAACGGGTGACTTGTTCCTACTGTGCTCCGTGGATATTGGCGGCCGGCTTTACGTGCGCGCTATGCCCTCCGAGCAGATCGGCGTGATCGAGTGCGCGCCGAATGACTACCGCCAGGAGATCACCTACAGACGCGACGCCATGGACGAACATCCGTGGTTTGCCTATGACCCAAACGACCCATCCAAAGAACAGGATGTATTCGTCCTGCACTTCCCGCTCAACCGCGCCGTTGGCGCAAACTTTGGCGAGAGCGATCTCGCCCCCATCCTTTATTGGATCGGTCTGTATCGCCAATGGCTGGAGGATCGATCCCGGCTGAACTACTTCCGTCAGATGTTCTCGTTCGTCCTCCAACGCCCCTTCACCAGCCAGACGGAGAAGGACAAGTACATGCGCGACTTCGCCGCCTTGCTGCCCAAGAAATCGGGCGGCATCCTGGGCCTCGACCCGAACGAGACCCTGGGCGTCCTCAATCCCAACCTCGCCAGCTTCGAGGCGGCAGAGGACGGTCTCGCGCTGAAACGCATGATTGCGATCGGAGCCGGCATCCCCATGCACTATCTCGCCGAACCCGAAGAAAGTACCCGCACCACCGCCGAGGCCGCAGGGACGCCCACGTTCAAACGCTTCAAGAGACGCCAACAATTCATCGTCAATGTCCTGAAAACCCTGCTGCAAGCAGTCCTGACGGTTCGCAGGCGCTACAACAGCAACATCCCGGCGCGGGCGGAGATCCGCATCCTCGTCCCGGACATCACCGAGAAGGACAACGCCGCGCTGTCAATTGCCGCCCAACGGATCGTCACCGCCTTCGCCCCGCTCTACAATGCGAAGATCATCGAGCCGAAGGAGTTCATCCGCCTGGTCTACCGCTTCATCGCCGAGAACGTCCCGGAGATGATCCCCGAGTTTGCCCCGATCAACGTCCGCGGCGGCACAGCCAAGACGCCCACCGACCCAGGCACGGAGCAACCGCAAACGTAGGTGCTTGTAAGCCTACCCGAAAAGGAGAAACCAATGACAACGTGGAGTTATTGTGGAAGATGTGGCAGGAAACTGTCCACCAAGAACAACCGCGAGATCACAACCGGCTTTTGTGCAAATTGCCGCCGTCCACCGGAAAAAAGTCAGGACACCACGAGACTACGAGTTCTGCGCAGTCTGAAAGCCGTACAAACCGCACCCGTAGGGGCAGATCACGATCTGCCCGGGAACCAACCATGATACAAAAAATCCACTGGTTTCTTTATGATTGTGGTCAAGTGCATGGACAAGACAGTTTCACAACTGCACCAGGTCTTGTTTCATGTAGTTTTTGTCGTCGTCGTCTAAATCGAAGCCATGCAAGGATAAAGTCCGCAGAAATTCGAAAGCGGTTAATTGCCATATCCAAAGGCACATACAAACCATGACCCACCGCCGCATTATCTTTATCAAACACCCCCGTTCCGGCAGCAATTTTCGGATCCGAACCGTCTACCCGAATGGTTGAATACTTTGGGTCATCCCGATCAGTCGACCGGGCGCACCAGGCAAAAGGATATTCGGGACGTCCAGGGTCAGACCGATGGACCCGGTAGACTACCCGCGCAGGACGCCCTCGGTCGCGTGGCTTTCTTGCCCGCCAGGCGTCAAGGAACCAAAGGTGTAAATTCCGGCTTTGCGGGCCGGCCCACCGATCATGTATCCCGGCCCCCGCAGAACCGAGAACAGACGTTCGACGTTCAACGTTCGACGCAAAGGATAGACCATGCAAGAAGAACCCATCACCATCACACTCCAGGCAACACCCTCCGGGAAAGGGATCGAAGTCCTCGCCATCACCGCAGGCATCGGCAACGGCTGGAACTTTGCCGCTGCCGTCCTGCAAGCCAGCGTCCCCATCTGGGACAAGGCAGAATGCTACACCGACCACACCTTGAACCATCATTCGGTAAGAGATTTGGGCGGAGTTCTGTCCAATCCACAATGGGACGAGACCGCGCAAGGCGTAAAGGCCATTCTCACGCCGGCCGGCCCCGCCGCCCAGGTCGTCAGGGACGTAGCGGAGGCGGCACTTCAACATCCGGAGTTACCCCTCGGCCTCTCAGCCGACATCCTCATGCGCGTCGACGAGAAGAAGGTCCTTGAAATCCTCAAAGTCAAGAGCCTCGACATCGTCACGCACCCCGCGCGCGGAGGCAAGTTCGTAAGAGTACTACAAGGAGATTTATCCATGACCGAAGAAACCACACCCCCCCAGGACCCGATCGAGAAATTGGCGAAAGGGGCCAAGGCCGTCGTCGAGACCTTGCAGGCGCAAGACGCGCTGACCAAACTCGAAGCGTCCAATCAAACCGTCGAGAAGTTACAGGCCAGCATGTGCTCGACCTTGCTCTCAACCGCTCTCGTCGCCTCGCGTCTGCCAGAACCGTGGCAGACGCGTATTCAAGAGGACTTCGCAGGCTCGATCTTCGAGCCCGAAGCCCTCGCCAAGCGCATTGAGAACGACCGCGCGCTATTGTCGGCCACCACAGCCGGTCGGATGGTGCAGGGGCCAGGCCGCGTCAGTGAGATGGTCAACACCGAAGACCAACTCCAATGCGCCTTCGACGATCTCCTCGGCGCACCGCGCGACGATGACAAGAAGAACGTCAAGGTCGCCCGCCTCTCGGGCATCCGTGAAGCCTACCTGATGCTGACTGGCGACTACGACCTGCACGGCGGCTACGACCCCATCCGGGCACAGTTCGGCGGCACCACCGCCGACTTCACCGGCTTGGTCAAGAACGCCCTCAACAAGATCGTCGTCAATTCGTTCGAGCGGATGGGACAGGCCGGCTATGATTGGTGGAAGAACATCGTCACCGTCGAGCACTTCAACAACCTCAACTCCATCACCGGAACCCTCGTCGGCACAGTCGGAAGCCTGCCAACCGTGGCAGAGCAAGGCGAGTACACCGAACTGGCAGTCGGCGACAATCCGGAAACGGCTTCCTTCACCAAGTACGGCGGCTATATTCCGCTGACCTTGGAAGCCATCGACCGCGACGAGACCCGCAAACTCCGCATGTACGCCCAGGAGCTCGGGAACGCCGCCATCCGCAACATCAGCGAGCAGATCGCCGCCATCTTCACCAGCAACAGCGCCGTTGGCCCGACCATGGCCGATGGTGGAGCACTGTTCAACAATACCGCCGTCACTTCCGCAGCCGGACACGCCAACCTTCTGACCACCGCGCTGGGGACTACCTACGTGGCATGGGAAGCCGTGGCCGCAGCCATGTTCAACCAGCCGATGTTGGTTAAACAGGCAGCCGGTTATTACGGCACAGGCAAGAAACTCGCCGTCGAACCGACGATCTGCCTCGTTCCCCGCGCCCTCAAAGGCCAGGCTGAAGCCCTGTTCATGCCGCGTTGGGCTTCCGAAGTGAACGCAATCGCCACACTGGGCGGCCCCACCTACGGCGGCCAGGTGAAAGTGTTCACCGTCCCCGAGTGGACAGATGCCACCGACTGGGCAGCCGTTGCTGATCCCGCTGTGGCCCCGTCCATCATCCTCGGCGAACGCTTTGGCCTCGTTCCGGAGATCTACATTGCCGGGCGCGAGACTGACCCCGCCGTGTTCATGAACGACGAGCACCGCCTGAAGGTCCGCCAGTTCCTGGCGATCTGCGTGGGCGATTTCCGCCCGCTGCACAAAGAGAACGTATAACAAACCGTAGGGGTGGGTCGTGACCCACCCATCCATCCAAATTATTGTGGTCGGGTGAAGACCAATACCTGACCACCACAAGGAAAAAGATCATGATCCACAATACCGCTTTCTCACAGTACATTCCGCCCAACGTGATGCATTGCGTCACGGGCACGTGGACGGACATTGCCGGCCAGGTCGCGGGCACCATCGTTCGCCACAAAGCCGCCACCGCCGAAACCGCCACCATCAACATCCCCATTCTGATCCCGAGCAACTCCGTTGCTTTGAATGGCTGCAAACTCGTCAGCGTGGAAATCGACTATGAAATCCTCGTCGCCGCATGCACCACGTGGACGATGAGCATCGTCAAGGTCGTGCGCGGAGTTGATACCGCCGTCGCAGTTGTCAGCGCGCCCGCTGGCGCTCAATTACTTGTCGCTGCCACCACCGCCGCATCGGTTGAGCAGCACAAGGACAAGTTCACCCTGACCACGCCGGTCTGGATTGACAACGACGAGTATTACTTCTTGAAGATCCTCGCCGTCGCCGCTGCCACCACCCAGATCGACCTGCTCGCCGCGGTGGCAAACTTCACTTTCCGAGCATAGGCGGGGTTCCTCGGTTCCTCCTCCCCGCTGTGTTAGAGAGAGACTGGACACCTCTCTCGTCACCTTCTTGGTAGGTCATGGCTGGATT